AATGCCAATGGGCGGCTGGACAACCTACTGTCCGCCATATGCCGCTCCTCGCCGCATGAGGCGGGCGGTGGCACCAGATGTATGGCACCACAGGTTAAAAGCAGACGGGCCTTCCTTGTGCGCTGTGCGAAAGCGGCAGGGCGAAGAATATTTAATTGGCTGACCCCGGCTATATAAAGATGAACGGTTCCTACTGACGACACCAGCGGAGGGGTTGAGATGTACCGTGATTGCTATACGATGAAACTGGCCTACCCCTGTGAGGCTGACGGATGTAGGTGTGGTCCCGGCTGTCTTAGGACAAGGCCGGATTGTAACAGGACGGCTGACGAAGATTCGTATAGTAATTGTGATGTGATACCGCACAGCGGATTACATACAGGCCCGCGGCAAGCCTGACCAAACCCGCAACATACCCCGCAAGGGGTATCTATGCCCCCAAAAGCGCACGAGCTGGAGAGGGCAAAAAAGCCGCCCCCGGAGGGGCGGCAGGATTAGCTCAGAATTTCTTTCAGTTTGTCCAAATTCCCGGCATTGGGGCTGACCTTGCCGCTCTCCCAGCGGGATATCACGGCCTGGTTAACGTCCATCGCATCCGCAAGCTGGGCTTGAGTCAAGCCTTTGGCCTTTCTGGCGGCGGAAATATCAAACTCGACAGACGCAAGGGGGCGCTTGCCTTTACCGGCAAAATAGCCTAACTGCCAAGCCCCCTGCATTTCAAGGGGCTGGAACTTTTCAGACCCTCCCTCCACGGGCGGGTCAATGCTGGTGATCTCGCAAAGCGCCTCAGCAACCTGCCGGTCGAGATCCCTCTTTAGGAGGCCAAGCCTGTGAGCATCAGAAATGACTCTGGCGAGTGCTGTATACGGGCGCTGAGCGGCAAGGGTGAGATCCCCTCCGATCTCCTGCGGATATGCCGCCGCGTTGAGCCGACCGAACACCCAGCCAAACACGTATGCTCCTCTGTTTGTCATCAGCAACCGACCTCCTTGAAATAACGGTATTCCATTTCGTCATAAACATTGACCTTGATCTCAACCTTGCTGTCAGGATACTGGGAGGCATAACGAGCGGCACAATCCTCGGCTCCCTTCTTGTCGTCCATATAAGCACCCATCATCCAGCCGTCTTTGCAAACGCAATATTCATAGTGTTTCATGACTTTACCTCCTATATTGTTCCTTTTACTTTTTATGACTTAATTATATCATAAAATATGATATTGTCAATACATATTTTGAAAAATATTTGCCGCCCCGCAGTTGCAGGAGACGGGGGTGGCCCAATGAGAGGAAACGCATGGCGGGATATTCCCCCGCCGCCTCTCAAACAAAAGATCAGGGCTAGGCCGACGGGCCGAAAAGGGAGGTGCCACCTTACTCCCCTGCCCTGAGTCAACATAAAGGTGGGAAATAAAATAGAAAGGGTGGTATCTACATGAACGACTTGATGATTTTTAAGAACCCTGAGTTTGGGGAGATTCGTACTGTGGAATTGGCCGGGGAGCCGTGGCTGGTGGGAAAGGATGTAGCCGAGGCGCTTGGGTACAGCAATCCGCGGGATGCGCTCGATCGACACGTGGATAACGAGGATAAAGCTGCCGTCGGGATTCACGACGGCAGCCAGTCCAGAAACATGACCATCATCAATGAGAGTGGCCTGTACTCCCTGGTGTTGTCCAGCAAGCTGCCTGGGGCAAAGAAATTCAAGCGCTGGGTGACGAGTGAGGTATTACCCAGCATTCGCAAGCACGGAGCTTACATGACCTCGGACACGATCGACAAGATGATAAACTCTCCGGAGTTTGGCATCAAACTGCTTACTGCGCTGAGAGACGAGCAGGATAAGAGAAAGGCACTGGAGACTGAGCTGGATAGGAGCAAGGAGTGGTACTCCATTAAGCGTGTAGCAAATCTGAACGGAGTATCACACAAGAAGTTTGACTGGAGGAAACTAAAGAGCGAAAGCTCAAATATGGGTTATGAAGTAAGAAAGATTTTCGACGCCAATTATGGCGAAGTCAATACTTATCACATGAGAGTGTGGGAAAAAGTATATCCGAACATGGAGCTATAATCAACCCACACGGGTGTATCGCTTAACAGGCTGTGACGGCTGGCCGGATCCGAGCCAGTGCTCGACAGTAGGCGGCGAAAAGCATTTAAAAGCATTTCAAAAGCAAAACATTTCAATCCACGCACCCCGCGAGGGGTGCGACGAAACTGTTCGCCGAGAAATTACTTATGTTTTCCAGAACCAAGCCAATGCGAAAACGCTTATCGATTCAAGAGGTACGTTTTCTTTTGGCACTCTTGACCGGATGGTTAGAGAAGAAGAAAGAACAGGATTCATATCAGAGGCGCAGAAGAAAAGAAGAAAAAGGTAAGACGAGGTGGTGACATGGCTGCACGGCTGACAGACAGACAAAAAAAGAAAATTGTGGCTGATTATCTGGAGACCGAGAGCTATAACGCCACGGCGAAAATCAATGGGGTTTCCAAAGATACCGTTAAGCGTGTTGTGTTAGGTTGCGAAGGATTCGCCCAAAAGGCGCAACAAAAAAAGAGACAAAACACGCTTGATATGCTGGCCTTCATGGAGACCCGCAAGAAGAAGATGCAGGAGGCGATCGACCTACACCTGATGGCGCTGACAGACCCGGAAAAGATAAGTGATGCCGGTTTGTCTCAAATCGCCACTTCTTTCGGGATTATCGTTGACAAGGCCACAAAGAACACAGCCAGCGGGAACGACAGTTTGAATAAACTGGACGGGCTGTTGAAGGAGTTCAGGGATGCTGTTAAGTCTGAAACAAACTGAATTTGTCCGAAAGGGGCATCACCGCTGGAACTTTAAGGGAGGGGCTACTCGTTCGGGGAAAACATACCTTGATTTTCGGTGGATTATCCCAATCCGCATCCGGGAGCGCGTCGGGAAGGATGGGCTGACGGTCATCCTTGGAGTCACCAAGTCCACCATTGAGCGGAATGTGCTTGAGCCTATGCGAACGATCTATGGTGATGCTCTTGTTGGCACGATCTCCAGCGACAATACGGCGTGGATATTTGGGGAAAAGTGCTACTGCCTTGGAGCTGAAAAGGTTTCCCAGGTCTCGAAAATCCGCGGCGCGTCCATCAAATACTGCTACGGCGACGAGGTGGCAGACTGGAGCCAGGAAGTCTTTGAACTGCTGAAAAGCCGCCTGGATAAAGCGTATTCATGCTTTGACGGTACGTACAATCCACAGGGGCCGAATCACTGGCTGAAAGTGTTTCTGGACAGCAAAGCGGATATTTTTAGCCAGACGTACACAATTGATGATAATCCGTTTCTCCCAGAGGCTTTTGTGGAGAACCTAAAGCGGGAGTATCGAGGAACGGTTTTTTACGACCGTTATATTTTGGGACGGTGGGCGCTGGCCGAGGGACTAATCTACCCCATGTTTGGCGAGAGCAACATCGTGGACGAGGTTCCGGAGAATGGAGAATACTATATCTCCTGCGATTATGGCACATTGAACCCGTTTTCCGCCGGGCTGTGGTGCTGGGACGGCAAAAACGCCACCAGAATCCGGGAGTATTACTATTCCGGGCGGACGGAGCAGATCAGCAAGACAGACGAGGAATACTACACGGAATTGGAGAAGCTGGCTGGGGATTTGCCGGTGCGATCCGTAGTAGTTGACCCATCGGCAGCTTCGTTTATCGAGGTCATCAGACGGCATCGGCGGTTCCGGGTACAAAAAGCGGTCAATGATGTGGCTCCCGGCATCGTCACCACCAGCCGCTACATTCAGGACGGGACGATCAAAGTTAACCGCTCCTGCAAGGACGGTATCCGTGAGTTTGGGCTATACCGCTGGGACGATAAATCCACGGAGGACAAGCCAATCAAGGAGAACGACCACGCCATGGACGATATTCGCTATTTTGTAATGACGATTCTGCGGCACAAGGTACGTAAGGCAAGCCAGCCGCAATATATCCCGCTGTGGGGGAGGTGATTTTTTGCTTACATATCAGGATTTGCTTGCTGTGGGTGAGGATGAAAAAGCCAGAATGGATTTTATCTGGCGGGCGATCAATGAGCACGAAGGCAGCAAGGCATATCAAATGGCAGCTGACGCAGAACTGTACTTTAAGGGCGAGAATCCGACTATCAACCGCTATGAGAAAATCATATATGACATGCAAGGGCGCGCCCACATGGATATGTATACGGCCAATCACAAGATCGCATCCTCCTTCTTCGGCTTTTACGTGCGGCAGGAGGTATCCTACCTGCTGGGCAACGGCGTGACCTTCCAGAACGAGGCCACAAAGGACAAGCTGGGGAAGAAGTTCGACCTGGAAATGGTCAAGGCTGGGAAATACGCCCTGATTGCCGGCGTGTCCTTTGGGTTCTGGAACTTGGACCATGTGGATGTGTTCAAACTGCGGGAGTTTGTCCCGTTATATGACGAGGAAAACGGCGCATTGATGGCCGGTATCCGCTTCTGGCAGGTATCTGATGACAAGCCGCTGCGGGCCACTCTGTACGAGGTGGACGGATACACGGACTATATCCGGCGAAAAGGCGAGGACATAGCGGTACTGAAAGAAAAACGGCCGTATATCTTGCGCCTGCGCACGTCCGAAGCTGACGGGACAGAAATTTACGACGGGCAGAACTATCCGTCCTTTCCTATCGTGCCGCTGAAAAACGGCGATGATGGGTTATCGGAGCTGACGGGAAAGCGGAACACGCTGGACGCCCTTGACCTTTGTACATCCAACATGGTCAACAATGTGGACGAGGGGAATTTGATCTATTGGGTGCTGACCAACTGCGGCGGCATGGATGATTTGGACGATGCGAAGTTCCTGGACAAGGTACGCACGGCGCATATAGTTCACGCTGGGGCAGATGGAGACGAGGGGGCGACAGCGGAGCCGCACACCATTGAGGCCCCATTTAATGGCACAAACGTAACCATTGATATGCTTAAACGCAAGCTGTACGAGGATTTCCAGGCCTTCGATAGTTCGGCGGTGTCGGCGGGCAATCAGACGGCCACTGCCATTGCGGCAAGCTACACGCCGCTTGATTTGAAGGCGGATGACTTTGAGGCAAGCGTTACGGAGTTCATTCTAGGCATTTTGGAATTGGCAGGCATTAACGATTCGCCAAGCTATACGCGCAACCGCATAATCAACCGAGCGGAAGAGACGCAGACCATTCTTATGGGCGCTGAGTATTACGACGACGAGTACATCACCAAGAAGCTGCTGACCATCAACGGCGACGCTGACCAATTCGATGCACTTATGGAACGCAAAGCAGCCGAGGAAATGGAGCGGGTAGAGACAGAACCAGACTTCCCGCCGCAGGAGGAAACCGAGGTGACGGAGGATGCCGAAGCCGGACAGGGCGCACCAGTGGACGGATGAAGAACTGGAAAGGCTGGAACGCCGAATTTCCCGCGTTTACCGTGAGGCGTGGGATGACCTGGAAAAGACCGTAATCGACTATTTTAACCGCTTTGTTGTGCGGGACGAGGAAATGCGGAAGCTGATCGGGACGGAGATAAATGGGAAGGTCTGGACAGAGCATGACTATGAATTGTGGCGGCTGAACCAAATAGGGCGAGGAGAACGTTTTGGCGATTTGGCCGTAAAGGTGGCAGAACGGTATACAAAAGCCAACGAGGTTGCTCTTGCCTATGTCAACGACACCACGCCGGGCATATACACCCTCAATCGAAATTATGCGGCCTACACCATCGAAAAGGTGGCCGGAAATGTGGGCTTTACTTTGTGGGATGAATCCACCGTGCGGCGGCTGATTGTGGAAGAACCTGATCTGATGCCCTACTACCCAAAGAAAAAAGCCTTAAAGCGGGGTATTGACCTGAAATGGGGCAAGAAGCAGATTACCAAGAGCGTCACCAGCGGGCTTTTGCAGGGCAAGAGCGTGGGGAAGATAGCGAAGGACTTGCAGGCCAGGGTGACGGAGATGAACCGGGCCAGCGCCGTGAGAGCGGCCAGGACAGCGGTTACTGGGGCGCAGAACGGTGGGAGGATGGACAGTTACAAGGCTGCCTCTGATATGGGCATTAAGGTTAGAAAACGGTGGGTAGCCACCAAAGACGGGCGCACGCGGCATGCCCATCAAAAATTGGACGGCCAGACTGTGGAATGGGACGAGCCGTTTACCTCTGACCTAGGAAAGATACGCTATCCCGGAGACCCAAGAGCCAAGCCTGCAAACGTCTATAACTGCCGTTGCACCATGCGGACAGTAGAAAAGCCGGACATTGAGGCTGAACCGCGAAAAATGCGTGTGCGTGACCCGAAAACCGGGCGGAATGTGGTAGTGGAGGCAATGACCTATGAGCAATGGGAGAGGTGGGTGAAAAGCCGTGGCTGATTTGGGCGGCGTGGTATTTGACGATTACAGCGCCGATGTGCTGGATGCCATGCATGACGCCGTTGTACAGGCACTGGAGCGGTGCGGAGAACAGGCGGAAGGGTATGCCAAAGACTTGACTCCTGTTGACACTGGCAACCTCCGTAACAGCATCACCCATCAAGTGGACGATGGTGAAAGCACCGTTTACATCGGAACCAATGTGGAGTATGCGCCCTATGTGGAACTGGGCACAGGCAGATATACAGAAGGAGGACGGCCCACGCCATGGACCTACCAGGACGACGAAGGCAACTGGCACTGGACGGCGGGAAATCCAGCACAGCCTTTTCTCAAACCAGCGGTGGCCGACCATGCGCAAACTTACAGGAACATCATAGAGGATGAGATAAAAAATGGATGAAAGGCAAATCAAAGCCATTGAGGCCGTTCTCGCAAAAGGGGACAGAATAGAGTTGATTCCCGTGAAAGATGGTGTTAAAATTATACATGTCAAGCGGGAAGAGCTGAAACAGAATATTGCTCCCGCCTCTAAGCGTTGAGGCGGAAGGCCCGAGCGTGGGTGACTGACTACAAATCGTAGTTGGTTGCCCGCGCTTTTTCTTTTGGTAAACACCGCAAAGGACAGCGGTTTTTATATCACAGTCGCCCCCAAGGGAACGGGGCCGAAGAAAAGGAGACTGATTATGGCACTGACCAGACGAGCCCTCAAAGCTATGGGCATTGAGGACGAGAAGATCGACGAGATCATCAACATGCACACCGAAACCGTGGACGGCCTGAAAGCCGACGTGGCGAAATACAAGGCCGATGCGGAAACCCTGCCCGGTATCCAGAAGCAGTTGGAGAAGGCGCAGGCCGACCTTGAGGCTGGAAAGAAGGACAGCTATAAGGTCAAGTACGAGGCCCTGAAAGAAGAATTTGAGGGCTACAAGAGCGAACAGACCAAGAAGGAGGCCCGCAGCGCCAAGGAAAAGGCGTACCGGGAGCTTCTGAAACAGGCTGGAGTGAGCGAGAAGCGGCTTGACGCCGTGCTCCGGGTGTCCGATGTGGACAGTGTGGAGCTGGACGAAAAGGGCACAATCAAGGACGCAGATAAGCTCACGGAGAGTATAAAGAGCGAGTGGGCGGATTTTATCGGCACCACCTCCATCCAGGGCGCACAAACTGCCACACCTCCGGCCAGCACCGGCGGGAACGGCATGACGAAGGCTGACATCTACAAAAAGGATGACCATGGCCGGTATGTCATGTCTGCCGCGGAGCGCCAGAAGGCGCTTATGGAAAACCAAATTACATGAAAGGACTGAATTAAATGGCTGCTACGAAAGTTGAAAGCCTTACCAATCCGAGGGACTCTCTGCCCAACACTTATACCAGCGTGACGGCCCGCGAGGTGGATTTTGTCACCCGATTCAATGATAACTGGGAAGCGCTGCGCACCATCCTGGGCATCATGCGTCCTATCCGCAAGACCCCCGGCACGCAGCTGATCTCTTATACCGCTGACGTAACCCTGGAGGACGGCGACGTGGGCGCTGGCGAGGTCATCCCGTACAGCAAGGCGACCATCACACAGGCCACCAAGGCAGACCTGACCATCAAGAAGTATGCCAAGGCCGTTCCCATCGAGGACGTGGACAAGTATGGCGCGGAGATCGCCGTGGAAAAGAGCGACGACGCTTTTCTCACTAAGCTCCAGAACGTGGTGTTGGGGGACTTCTACACCTTCCTGAACACCGGTTCTCTCACCGGCACCGCAACCACCTGGCAGGCCGCCCTTGCAAAGGCCCAGGGCGAGGTTCTGAACAAGTTTGCGGTTATGGCGAAGGATGTCACATCTGTTGTTGGATTTGCCAACATCCTGGACGCCTATGACTACCTGGGCACGGCGGACATTACTGTCCAGACCCAGTTCGGCATCAACTATGTCAAGGACTTTATGGGGTATTCCACTCTGTTCCTGCTTCCTGCTACTGTTTCCGGCAATGCAGCCATTGCGCGGAACACTGTGATCGCCACCCCTGTGGAGAATATCGACCTGTATTATGCCGACCCTGGCGACAGCGAGTTTGCCCGGCTTGGTCTGAATTATACGGTACAGGGCGAGACCAACCTGATTGGCTTCCACGCCCAGGGCAACTACTCCACCGCCGTGGGCGAGACCTACGCCATTATGGGCATGAAGCTGTGGGCCGAGTATCTGGACGGTATTGCCAAAATCACCGTTTCAGCGGGGGAATAACGCCCCCGTCCGAAACCGGCCTCGTCGGGTCGGGGGTAGCCGGTAAGGCAAGAGTAGGCAGAAAGCAGGTGAAATAATGGCGTACACACCCACTACATGGAGCGACGGCGATCTGATTACCGCCGAAAAGCTCAACAAGTTGGAATCTGGCGTGCAGAATGAGCAGGTCGGACCGCAGGGCCCCAAAGGGGAAACCGGAGCGCAGGGGCCCCAGGGAGAAAAAGGAGACCCCGGTGAAACGGGACCTCGGGGTCCGAAAGGCGATACTGGCACCGCCGGCGCAAAGGGCGACAAGGGAGACACCGGAGCGGCGGGCGCTGCTGGTGCCGACGGAAAATCTGTTAAGGCCATTGCACTGACCACAACGGGCGGCGCAGTGACCGGCGGCACCTGTACGCTCAGCGACGACAGTACCATTCAGATTACCGTGACAACCACAGAAGCATAAAAGGAGGGCGGCGTGATGCTGGAACAAGTTTTGCGACACCTGAACAACTGGTTTTTGGTGCCTGACGGCATTCACTCCGGGGAGTTCACAGTGCAGGACGGCAGCATTACGCTGCCCTTCCTGCAAACAGGGCAGTATTTCAGGGTGATGGGGTCTGTCTTTAATGACGGCCTCCACCAATACCCAGAACAGGACATGACCGACGAAACCTTTGACGGCGCTGTTTGGGCGCTGTCAGTGCCCAAATCGGTAATTTCCCTAGCGGATGAAATCACCGTCTGGAATGAGAAAAACGGGACTCCGGGGCCGTATACCAGCGAGAGTTTTGGTGGCTACTCATACAGCAAGGCCACCAATGCAAGCGGCGTGGCCGTGGGGTGGCAGGATGTGTTTAAGAGCCGCCTGAACACATGGCGGCGGATAGGGGGCATTATATGAGCCTATTAGACGATTTTGCGCGGGCTTGCGTACTGATGGAAAAGAAGCGTGTTTCCGACGGCGCGGGCGGCTACATCGTGGAGTGGACGGAGGGGGCAGAGTTCACCAACTATCAAGACCTAAACAGCTCCATGGAGGCCAGACGGGCGGAAAAGGAGGGCGTGACGAGCCTGTATTCCGCCCTGGTGGACAAGGCTGTACCCATTGAGTACAACGACGTATTCAAGGACAAGACCACCGGGGAGACGTACCGCGTGACCTCCAACCCAGAGGATAAGAAGGCCCCTCGTTCCTCCACGCTGCCGCTAAAATACTTCACTGCGGAGAGGTGGACGCTAACCACATGATAGTGAATGTTCTCGGAACAGAATACACCATCGAAATCAAGAAGTACGCCGAAGATGAAGCATTTGAGCGGCGCAGCATTGATGGGTATTGTGATTGGCTAACAAAGAAAATTGTGGTTTGCGATATGTCCACGTACAAAGGATGGGAGCATGAGACAAAAGAAACCATTTCCGCCTCTGAGAAAAAAACGCTCCGCCATGAAATAGTCCATGCGTTCTTTGATGAAAGTGGGCTTGAAAGCAACACATTTTCTGTTGATGGGCCGTGGGCCACTAATGAGGAAATGGTGGATTGGATAGCAGTACAGGGTCCGAAAATCTATAAGGCATGGCAGGAGGCAGGGGCAGTATGACAAAAAATAAAGCTCTGTATGCCTGGTTCAATGAGTTTATGCCGTTTTACCGGGCCAGCTCTGTGACTGACGACGTGTTAATGCCCTACGGCACCTACGAGTACACCGATGGGGCTTTTGACTCCGGGGAGATTGGTCTGACCATCAACCTGTGGTTTCGCACAGAGAGCGAGGCAATTCCCGATGAAAAGGCGCAGGAATTATCCCAACGCATTGGCTACGGCGGCGTATATCTCCCCTGCGACGAGGGATACATCTGGCTGAAACGCGGCTCGCCGTGGTGTCAGAGCCTTGTGTACCAGGACGACCCGGCTATTAAGCGCCGTTATATCAACATCACCGCTGAATACCTGACATTCAGCTAGAAAGGAGGCCCACATGGGCAAATTTACTGTAATCCCGCAAAGCACATTCGAGGAAATGCAGCTTGACGCGGGCGTGATTTTGAAGAAGTTCACCCCAGCGACACCGACGGCTCCGGCAGATGAAGATATTGTATGCCCGACCACCGGCGGCATCAATATTTCCTGTGTTCCTACTTACTCCGACTTGGGGGAGGATGTGGACAATTGCCCGGTCAACACCAAAGAATTGAAGCATCTGGACGGTTGGGAGTGCAAAGTGTCGTTCACCTCCCTGGGTACATCCACGGCTAGTATCAAGCTGGCCCTGGGCGCGGCTGACGTGACTGGAAATAAGATCGTGCCCCGGCGTGACCTGAAGCAGACGGACTTTTCCGACCTCTGGTGGGTAGGAGACCGAGCGGACGGCGGCATGGTTGCCGTGTGCCTGAAAAATGCACTGTCTACCGGCGGCTTTACGCTCCAGACCACGAAGAACGGCAAGGGGCAGGTCTCTGTGGAGCTGACCGGCCATGTGTCCATTGACGCGCAGGACACTATGCCCATGGAGTTTTACAGCGCCGCGCCTGCCGGGGAGGAAAGTATCTGATGAAACTGTCTGAACTGAGCACCGAGCGGGCAGCGGACGTGCTGTGCGAGGTTACGCCCTATATTGCCAATATCACCGGAGACAAGGCCCTCCTGGATGAGCTTGCAATCAAGTTTGACAGCAAGGGGAAAAGCGTTGCGGAGCTTTACACCTTCTCGGCCCATAAATACGCTCAGCTTGTCCCAATTCTGCTGAAAGACCACCGGGCGGACGTGTTCGGTGTATTGGCGGCGCTGAACGAAACTACAGCGGAGCAGATTGGAAAACAGAAGGTCATGGAGACCATCAAGCAGGTTGGTGAGCTGTTCCGAGACAAGGAGTTGCTGGATTTTTTCAAATCGTTTGGGCGGGAGGAAAAGAGCGAGTAATCCTCTGCCTGCTAGCCGTGCGGGGCATGGGGGTGCGGACCATCCTGGCGGCACTCCCTGCCCTCATCAATCAGGCGGAAAAAGAACAAGCGTACCGGGTTTATGTAACAGACGCCTTGAAAATCATCGGGGAAAACACGGCGAAATACGCTGGCGGTTCTTATATGAAGGTCAGATACCTGGATGTTGAGAACCCGAAACCGGAGGAAACCAGAACACCGGAAGAAGTAATTGCACACATGAAACAAAAAATCGCCTCTGTCTAAGAGTTGACAGGGAAGGGCTAAGTGGTGCCGTGAAAGGAGGCGGCACTCATTAACCTATTTGATTTATTCGCAAAAATCAGCCTGGACACCGGGGACTATGAAAAGGGTCTTGAAGATGCAAGCGGTAAAACGTCGTCCTTTGCGGATAAGCTGAAAAATGGCCTTGCAACAGCGGCAAAGGTTGGAGCGGCCGCTTTGACTGCTGCTGCATCTGGTGTTGCATTTCTTACAAAAAGTTCGCTTGAACAATACGCTGAATATGAGCAGCTTGTGGGTGGCGTTGAGACGCTGTTTAAGCAGTCGGCTGATATTGTTCAGCAGTACGCCGATAACGCCTACAAAACGGCAGGCATGTCGGCAAATGAGTACATGGACACCGTGACTAGCTTTTCCGCCTCACTCCTGCAAGGTTTAGGTGGTGATACCGCAAAGGCGGCGGAGGTGGCGAACCAGGCCATCACTGACATGTCCGACAACGCTAACAAGATGGGCACAAGCATGCAGATGATCCAGAACGCCTATCAAGGGTTTGCCAAGCAGAACTATACCATGTTGGATAACCTAAAGTTAGGCTATGGTGGCACTCAGGAAGAGATGGCCCGGCTTATTAACGATTCTGGGGTTTTGGGCGATGCGTTTGTCGCCACGGCCAACAATATCAATGAAGTGTCATTTGACAAAATCATTGAGGCCATCCATGTTGTGCAGACCAACATGGGGGTTACGGGCACCACAGCGGCGGAGGCGGCCAGCACCATTGAGGGCAGTGTTGCCTCGGCAAAATCGGCGTGGACAAACCTTATAACAGGCATTGCGGACGAAAACGCCGATCTTGATACACTGATCGGGAATTTTGTGACAAGCGCTGAGACAGTGGCGGGGAATGTTGTCCCTCGTATCACACAGATTTTGTCTGGTATGGGGACAGCTATTGAGCAATTGGCTCCCATTCTTGCGGCAGAGGTACCAACGCTCATTGCTTCCGTCCTCCCGTCCATCGTGAACGGCGGGGCGCAACTACTTGTTGGACTTGTGACAGGGCTCGTCAGTGCTCTTCCGCAACTGGTGGCAGCAGTTCCGGGGATTATTGATACGATGATCACAAGCATATCAGAGGCGCTTCCACAAATCCTAAATGTGGGAGTGCAGCTTCTTGATCAGTTGACCACCGGTATTGAGACGGGGCTGCCCGATATGGTGTCCCGCATTCCAGAAATCATCACACAATTTCTGAATTACATCACAGAGCAGCTCCCAACGGTTCTTGACAAGGGTGCGGAACTGCTGAACAATCTCGTGAACGGCATCCTCGGGGCCATACCGGAAATGACTGCGGCCCTACCGGAAATCATCACCGCCTTTGTCCAGTTCATCACGGACAACCTCCCGACGATTATTGAATCGGGAATCAACATCCTTTTAAACCTAGTTTCCGGCATCATCGGCGCAATTCCGGATCTTGTCGCATCCATCCCGCAAATCATCAGCGCAATAACGACGGGCATTGCCAGGGCGCTACCCAAAATCATCCAGTCCGGCGTTTCGCTGCTCCAGAAATTTATTGAAGGCATCCTTTCCAATATTCCCGCGCTGGTGGCCGCTCTTCCCCAGATCATCAGCGCCATTGTGGAGGGCATCGGGGCGCTGATTGGCGGCATTGTTGACGTGGGCAAGAGCATTGTGGAGGGGATCTGGAAGGGCATCCAGGAAATGGCTGGATGGATTTACGACAAGGTTACAGGGTTCTTTTCCGGCATTGTGGACGGTGTGAAGGACTTCCTTGGAATCCACTCTCCCTCTACGGTGTTTGCCGACATGGGCAAAAACATGGCTCTTGGTCTTGGACAGGGCTGGGACAATGAATATGACCGTATCCGCCGGGATATCGAGGGTGGTATGGACTTCGGCACCGCAAGCGTGGACTTTGCGTCGTCCGGGTTGGGTGTGGCGTCCGCTGGTATGGTCAACGGAGTTTCAGCATCTGTGCAGGGAGCAGGGATGTCTGGAGGGAGTATTACAGTTAATCTAATGATGCCTGACGGCACCAAATTCGCCTCCTATCTGCTTGGCCCCCTGTCTAACTACGCAAAGGCAAACGGTACGCCAATTCTCCACCCAACGTAAGGCGGTGAAAACACGTGAATCAACTTGTATTGGATACCACAGGCACACCAGTTACCTTGCCGGAAAGCCAAAAGGGCGGCTATATCGCAGAGTTAAAACCGCTTTCCGTAGATGTGGAGATGGTCACCGGCAGGATTGTAAGAGAACTGCGCGGGAATGTATGGGTTTTGCGCTACCAATATGGATATTTCACGGATCAAATGAGGAACTCCGTGCTTTCCGCATGCGAAAAAGGGAGAGGACAGGCCATTACATGTTTGTTCCTTCCCCCGCACTCTGAACAGATGATCACATCAAAATTCATGGTAACAGAGCTGACCTATCCAAAATTTATGTGGAGCCGTCAAGTTATGGGTGAAATTGGTGACGAAGATGGAGAGCCCATAGAAACCCTTGTTCCCGTCCCAATGTGGGGTGATTTCTCGGTAGAACTAAGGGAGGTGAAACCCAGTGATTAGTTCGACCACAGCGTATCAGGCAGCGATTGTGGGCGACACCAGACGGATCTATTTACAAGCAGTCATAGATATTATTGACCCGGATATTACCTATGGCACAGTATCCAGCTCCGGCATGGCTAACGTATGCAAGTCGGAGCAAATTCACGACAAGGAGATGGAGATTGTTCCATACGCTACGCTTGAGGCTAACCGCTGGGCACTCAACGGGCAGTTCAAGCTGTTTCCACTCCATGGGGCCGATCATATCGGCTTCCTGGGGGATACCCTGTCCGGCGCGGATGGGGTGTTTTCCCCAGCGGTGTGGGTAGAGGAGCATTTTTCCAATGTCTCCATCCTTCAGGCGTGCTCCATCTACTTCCCATCAGCGGATTGGGACGGAGTGCCCGCCGATTTTACTGTGGAGGTCATGCAGGGCAGAACGGCCTACTACACCAAGACAGTGGCCGGCAATACTGCGTCCAGCATTGCATTGGACGGATTCACCGTTAACAACCCGGACGCTATTCGGGTGACGGTTACCAAATGGTCGAAAGGAAACCGCCGTATACGGATACCTGAAATTATCCCGGGCCTGTATGAGAAGTGGACGGGAAATGAGATTGCCGTGTTTTCTCTTAAGCACCAGGGGGACGTATCCTGTATGACACTACCGTATGGCACATGTACCATCAAAATGGACAACCTGAGCCGCCGCTTTGAGCCGCGAAGCAAAAACGGCGTATTCCAGTCCATCGAAGAGCGCCAGGGCATCCCGGTTTCCATAGGAGTACGGCTTTCGGACGACACGGTAGAGTACAAGCCAGCCGGCGTGTTTTATCAGTACTCCGGCGGCTGGAAAACCGGCGACAACGGCCTGACCATGCAGTGGGATCTGGTCGATATTGTTGGCCTTTTGGCTGATCGTGAGTTTATCCCGCCGTCCATCCTGCCTACCACCCTGTCTGGCTGGATTTCCGCCCTAGTGGCCCAGATGGGAGAAAATTTCGCGGGCATGTACGCGGTAGACCCAAACTACGCAAGCGCGGAGGCAAGCGTCCGCGTGGCTGACGATGTGGTTGGTATGACATGCGGGGATATATTGAGATATGTCTGCATGGCGACGGGTACGTGGCCCAGGGCGGACGCAGAGACCGGATACCTGACCGCCGAACCCATGTGGAACCAGGGGAGTAAAATCACCCTGGACAACTTAATTGATTATCCGACCATGAAAGCCAACGCCGATATTGCCGCCTTGTTTTTTACGCTGAACGATGGGGACGACACCCAGTATGTGGTATCCGGGAACTCCACTGCCTCCAACGAGACAAAATCCATCCAAAATCCGTTTATTAAGACGCAATCCCAGGCGCTGACTGCTGCGCGGGCAATCCTGTCCACCTACGGTGGGAACAAACTAGAGATTGTAGGCCGTGGAGACCCGGCCTCTGAAATTGGGGATGTGGATACGGTCTGGTTGAATGAGAGCACCGCAACCACGGGCCGCAGAATACAGCAGGACTTATCTCTCCAGGATGGAGTCCTCCGCAATTGCTCCAGTGTGCTGCTCCAGGCTGATGGAATCTTCCTTTATGATGGCATGGAGGTGATCACCTCCAGCGGCGTGTGGACAGCACCAGCCGGGGCCACACAGCTACGGATTATCCTGGTAGGCAAGGGGGAGGGCGGAGGCCATGGAGAGCCTGGCACCATGGGCAGGCAGGAATCGGAAGACGGATATGGAGATAGTGAGCGTGGTGAATACGGCGCAGATGGTTCGGACGGCGTGGGTGGAAAGGTGTGGACAGCTACCATCGACATCAATCCACAACAGTCATTTGAGGTGTCTTTTGATGGTTTTAATACCATTTTTGGCCCTTACTCTAGCGCAAACGGTAATACATACCCACAGGGTTACTCTGATGTAGCCAGCGGCGAATCATACGCCCGCACCGGCGTAGCGTCACCTAAGCCAGGCAGCGGAGATGGCGGAGCCGGAGGAAAGGGTGGAGCTCCAGGCTATGGCGTGTATAAACATTACACGTGGGCGGGCGGTGGCTCTACCACGTTTAAGGTGCTCGTCGAGCCAGAGCCCGGGAAACCCGGAGCGGCAGGGGCACAGGGCTGTGCTGTTATCTATTGGGACAAGGAGGGGTGAGTATGTCCGAAACATGGACGCCTCTGGTTATTTCGGCCAGTTTTGCACCCAACCCCGTATCAGTCGGGCTGCCCACTGTCCTGTCTGTCGTCGTCATCGACGCCCAGGGCGGAGAGCGGGAGGATCTCTGGTACAGCGGCGAACTCCAGGCGGGGGAGGTGTAGTGCGTGGCGATTACCCAGGTGCGGGCGCAGTTCAATAATCAGTGGTACACGCTGACCTATAATGAAGACGCCAGAGCCTATCAGACGGCTATCACGCCGGACACATTCTCCGGCGGTCAGCCGGATGGGTATTACGACGTAACGGTAGAGGCTACCAACGACAGCGGCGTGGTGGTGACTACAGACGGGGACAATCTGCCGGGCCTCCGGTTGGTGGTGCGGGAGACCATCCCGCCCATCCTGACCCTGGTATCCCCGGAGGCGGGCTATGTGACCACTAACACGCCTGCGGTGACGTGGACCGCCCAGGACAACGATGGCGGCTCCGGTATCGACCCGGACAGCGCCATAGTGAAGCTGGACGGGAAGGCAGTTCCGGCGGAGCAGGTGTCCGTCACGGCGGGCGCAGGCGGGACGTATACCATCACCTATACGCCAGGGGCTGCTCTGGAGGAGGGGCCGCACACCGTCCAGGCGGGCATCAGCGACAACGATGGGAACACAGCTACGATGGAGGCAAACTACATTGTAGATACCGTACCGCCAGCGCTGTCCGCGTTGCTGTCCTTCGAGGAGGTAGTGGTGGATCCCTATACGGTTACCATCACGGGGCAAACCAACGATGCCACCGCTCCTCCGGTGACCATGACCGTGATGGACAACGGGGCGGTGGCGGGACACCCGACCGTTGGGCCGGATGGACGATTTTCCTTCCTCCTGAATCTTGAGGTTGGGGAGAACAACGTCACGGTCGTTGCCAAGGACGGGGCGGGGCTGACTACCACGGCCAGCTATTACATCATCCGCATGGTTACCGACCGAACACAGGATGATGTGGACGCCCTGAACGACCGTGGGACATACAACGCCTCTGATCTCAACCGGGTCAATACGGCCATGGCCTACCTGGACGGGTGGCTTTCGGATGCGGGATACGTCACCGGATATGTCGGCCAGGGTATTGCCTGGGCTATAGATGACATTCCGCTACAGGCACAGATGGCGGACTACCTGTCCAACGTGGGGGCGATCGGTGGCACGTTCCCCCTTGCCAACGCCCCAGCAATACCGGCCTCGATGGAGTTCCTGACCCATGAAGGGGCCAATCACATTGAGCGGGTTTTGGTGCTGACGGACCAGATCCGCGCTCGTTTGAAGCGGTCGCCATTTGTGAGCGGCGAAATATTTTGTGGTGAGGTGTAACAATGCAAGATGGAATTATTGCTGGAAACGGAAGCAGCCGGTATTTGAAAACGGTGGCCGCAGCGCTTTCCCTGTATCCTACCTATGAGGATTTTATCACGGCGCTGATCGCCGGGACATTTCCCATTGACCTGAACGGGATCAATGAGGCAGGGTGGTCGCGGCAGGGGACACCCCTGAACAAAGGAACCCTGTTAAGCGACACCACAGAAACCAAGATATGGGGTTCAGCCGGGAACCATACAGTTGACCAGGCGCTCGGTCAGATACTTGGCTCAATCGGATATAGTCTGATAAAGGAATATACATCACCAGGGAGCTACACCCATACGTTCGACCGCAAATATACAGATGTTTTTGTGGTTGTGGTTGGCGCTGGTGGCGGCGGCGGTTCGCATGGAGATCACGGTGGAGGTGGCGGCGGAGGTGGGGCCGCAGCGTGCTTCCATGTTTTGGATAGCAGTACCATCCAAAGCAATAGTATTGTTGTTGGAGCTGGTGGAGCCGGTGGAGGTGTTTCTCTTGGGGAAGAGGGTTATCATAAAGGCTCCAATGGTGGGAGTAGTAGCGCTTTTGGTATTACCGTACCAGGCGGCAACTGTGACGCTGGTAATAAGTATGGCCCTTCAGGCGGCCTGGGTGGCGGTGATGATGGAGACTACAATAAGATTTCCCCCGGCTGGCTCATGATAGGTGGCTGGGGCGGTGGACAGAATAACGATGGCCAGGACGGGCCTATTCTTTCTGTTGTTGGATTTAAACCTTTCTGTGGTGGAGGTGGCGGGGGTGGTGCTCCTAGCCTTAATGACCCGCCCAATCCCGGCGGAAATGGCGGTGACGGCGGAGGAGGTAACGGTGGCGCTGGAGCTACCATGCAGACCAATGCAACAAATGGTACTAACGGGACCCGAGGTGGTGGCGGAGGAGGTGCTGGGTCGGGGAATACTTTCCGCTCCAGCGAGAATAAGCCCAGCGGCAGAGGTGGCAAAGGCGGCGATGGATATGTGGCGATTTACGCAAGAGGTATTTCTTAATGAAAACAGTCTATTTAAATGAGGATAACACTATCCGAGAAATCATTCCGGAATATGCACTCCCGCCGGAGAAGTGGTATAGCGAGGCATTTGCACGGCGCTGTGTAGAGGTACAGGACGATGTAGAGCAGGGGTGGCGCTACAACCCAGAAACAGGACAGGCCGCCCCGGACAATAGACCGCCGGAGCCCCAGCCGCCCCTCGCAGAGGACATCACATTGGACATGCTGGCCGAGCACGAGGAACGACTTTGTATGTTGGAGCTGACCGCTAACTGAGAAAGGAGAACGCCATGACAACTGTATACAACCTTTGTAAACTGCTCATCCAGAAGAACCGAACCGACGGCCTCCAGGACAAGATGGATGTCTACCTGGCTTCCGACCGGCTCACCCCGGAGGAGTACCAAGAGCTGGCCGGGCTGCTTGCCCCGGAAGTGAGACAATAATCAACGGCGAAACCGCCGGATAAAGGAAAGGAAGCTTATTATGAAAAACATCAACTGGAACGAGCTCACCCCCGCCTGCTACGCGATCGCCAATGCCAACGATGTGGATGTGGGTGTAGGCGGCAGCATGGTACAGAACAACATCCGCCACGGCAGGGCGGTGGACATCGGCGCGGAAAATCTGCCTGTAGCTTTCCGGCCTGACTGGGATGCCCTAGGAGCTAATGTAGATCTGGCCGCAGAGAACGACGAATTTAACGCCTGGATCAGAAAGCGCCAGAATAACGTCAAGTCCCTGGCCGCCCTGTGGAACGCAAATGACTATCAGGGCATGGTTGAGCTGATGGAGAACGCCGCCGACCCCGGCCCCATCAACGGCGAGAAGCCCAGCGACCATGAGTAAGCTCATTACATACATCCCGCTCTCGTCCGTGGAGCGGATTGAGCTGAGAGTCACCAACTGCCGCAAGACGCTCTCTCAGGTCAAGGCTGAAACAAAGGCCCATTACGTGCTCAATGGCGGCATGTGGAACCCAGACGGCTCGGCCTGCCCGCTGCTCAAGGTGGGCGGGGTAATGCGCTCCGGCACGCCCTGGAGGGCGATGGGCTACGCCTGGGATAAGGGCCCCGACATCCACATGACCTCCGAGTACGAGGGAGCGGATAACTTTATCGCGGTGACCGCCCTCGTTACCTCCGGTAAGCCGGTGGATAAGCCCTCCTACGGATCAGCCCAGGGAGGCAAGAGGGGGCGCAGCGCCATTGGCCTGCGTGGTGGCAGTCTGGCCCTCTATTGCTCTGGCGATGGGACCGGAGACGCAGCCACGCCGGAAACTCTGCGGGACGAGCTGGCCGGGCTGGGCTGGGCCTCCGCCGTTATGCTGGATGGGGGCGGCTCCAGCCAGTGCGACTTTGGCGGAGAGCGCATCACCGCCAGCCGCAAGGTGCACAACTGGATTTGCGTGTATCTCAAGCAGGCGGAGCAGACACCGCCGGAAGAGGAGGACAAGCCTATGAGCAAGCACACTGTATGCCTTGACCCCGGACACGGGCCGGGCAACGTCAACGGTTCCCCGGACGGCACCTACAAAGAGTGGGAGTTTACGTGGGACATGGCCCAGCGTATCAAACCGCTGCTGGAGGCCCAGGGGGTGGGCGTGGTGCTCACCAAGACAACGGACAACTACCCCAGCCTGACGGAGCGGGCCAACATCAGCAATAAGGCGCAGCCGGATTGCTTTGTGAGCATCCACACCAACGCCGCCGGGGAGGGAGGCTGGTCAAGCGCGTCCGGGCTGGAGATCTACACCAGCGCCGGGCCCATGACGGCCCAGCGCAATGTGCTGGCCTCCAAGCTGGTCAACGCCTTCCACGCCGCCGGGGTGTCCCTGCGGAGTAAACCTATCAAGCACAAGCTGTATACTGTGCTTGCCAAGACCGACGCCCCCGCCGCGCTCATTGAGTATGGCTTCCATACCAACAAGATGGACACGGAGTATCTCAAGGATAGCAAGTACCGGGACAAGCTGGCCGAGGCCACCGCAAAGGGTATCTGTGAGTTCCTGGGCGTAGCGTGGCAAGGCGAAACGGGAGAGGACAATGCGGAGGACACCCCGGACATTTGGGCCGCTGATGCGTGGCAGAAGGCCAAGGACAAGGGCGTGCTGGATGGCACCCGGCCCCGCGATAATATGACCCGGCAGGAGCTGGCCGTCGTGCTGGACAGGCTTAATCTGATTTGATGGAGGTACATATCATGGACATTTCTTCTTTGGGCATCACCGGAGTGGCGGTTATCACTGTGATCTGCTTCCTGGTCGGGCAGTTGGTCAAGGCCACCGGCCTGGACAACAAGTGGATTCCCATCATCTGCGGTGCGTTTGGCGCGGCGCTTGGCATCCTCGGCATGTTTATCATGCCAGAGTTTCCAGCCTCGGACTATTTGACCGCCGCCGCCGTTGGCATCGTCTCCGGCCTTGCGGCCACTGGTATCAATCAGGTCTATAAGCAGTTGACTAAGGAGGGCTGATGCCCATGGAGTGGGTAGGCCCACTGATTTCCGGGGCTGCCGTGGTTCTGGTGGCGATCATCGAGGCTGCGGCGGCCCGAGAGCGGAAGCGCATCAAATCTGACAACCAGAAGAGCGATGCCCTTATGAATGGGGTACAGGCCCTGCTAAGGCGCGAAATCATTGCCGAGTACAACCACTACTCCGAGCAACGTTATATCCCGATTTATGGGATGGAGAACGTGCTGGACATGTACAATGCCTACAAGGAGTTGGGTGGGAATGGGATGGCGGCAAAACTGGTGGAGGCACTGAAACAACTGCCCACTGAGCCGCCGGAGGACGAAAGGACGTGACTGAATGAGCGCAAGGGCGAAGTTACCGGATCCGCTGGATAAGCTCTTGCGCTCTGAGCTGGAAACGGCCATCAAAGAGGCCTCGTTGTATCGAGACGATGAGTTGATAGCCCGCCGGTACATTATCGAAAAATGGCCGCAGATGGATATTGCGGCAGAGCTTGGATGGCGTAGGGCAACGGTAGGCGACCACATCAAGAACATCTTGCCCCGCGTGTCCGACGTTGCAACCAAGCTATACACAATCCGTACATAAGACGTACATAACCCCGACTGGAACCGAACCCAGCCGGGGTTATTTTATGCGACAATATAGACATGGAGGACGTGAGGATACAGGGTTGGTACACGTCGCCGCCCTCCTCACGGACTCCTTATTTTTGTGGACAGGACGTGTTTGAGATGACTTTGATTGAGAGGATGGTAGCCGCTGGCATGTCCCGTGATTGTGCCGCTGAAACAGCGATGTGGTACATGGCACAGGGAGATGACGATGGACTGGAGGACTATGTGATCGCGCTGGAGACAAGCCATGTGGAGAAACCATAACGAAAACCCCGATGGACGCAACGTAGGGGACTGCACCATCCGGGCCATTGCAAAGGCCCTCGGACAGAGCTGGGAGGAGACCTATGTGGGCGTCGCCATCCAGGGCTACATGATGCGGGATATGCCGTCGGCCAACCATGTGTGGGGAGCCTACCTGCGCAGCCGTTGCTTTGACCGGGACATGATACCCAACTCCTGCCCGGACTGCTACACGGTGGCCGACTTTGCCGCGGAGCATCCCGAAGGCACCTATATTCTGGCCCTGTCCGGGCATGTGGTGTGCGTGCAAAATGGAGACTGGATTGACACCTGGGACAGCGGCGGGGAAATACCGCTCTACTACTGGCACAAGGAGGCGTAACCCATGAGCTACCCTTACTATGGATACCAGCAGCCGCAATATTACCAGCCGCCCATGCCGGATCAGCTTGCACAGCTCCGTGGGGCGCAGTTTCAGCCCATGCCCCAGCAGATGCCGCAGGCGCAGGCCCAGCAGGCGCAGGCCAGCGGCCAGAGCATGGTATGGGTGAGCGGTGAGGCGGAGGCAATGGCCTATCTGGTGGCCCCTAACAGCGCCGTGGCGCTTTGGGACAGCAACTCACCCACCATCTATCTCAAGCAGGCGGATGCCAGCGGGAAACCGTCCATCAAGGTCTATGACCTCGTAGAGCGCACCAGCGGGGCCAGAACGGCGCAAGCCCCACAGGGCGTGGAGTTTGCCACAAAGGCCGATCTTGAGGCCCTGGCGGCCCGTGTGGACGCGCTGGCAGCTCCGAAAACGACTGCAAAGAAGAACGCGAAGGAGGATGCAGAATGAATCCCTTTTTCGGAGTCATGGGCGGCGGTGGCCGCCCCAACATGATGCAGCAGTTTCAACAGTTCATGCAGCAGATGAAGGGCAAAGACCCAAATGCTATCATCAATGAAATGGTCTCAAGCGGAAAAATCTCGCAGGAGCAATTAAACCACGTCCAACAGCAGGCCCAGCAGATGTCGGGCATGTTTGACGGCATGCGGGGAATGTTCGGCAAGTAATCAAAATCCCGGCCGGGTTTTGAAAATAAAACAAAGGAGAATTTACATGAGTCTTTCTTCTGACGGCGGCACCGTTATGACGATGCCGGTTCAGCCCGCCTATCAGGGCGGCAACGGCGGCTTTGGTTGGGGCGGTGACTGGTCCAGCTGGATCATCCTGTTCCTTATCTTCGGCCTGTTCGGCGGTTGGGGCGGCTATGGCGGCTTCGGCGGCGGGAACGGTGTGAACGGCCCCGGCTTCCAGGGGTACGCTACCCGTGCCGATATCAATGAGGGCTTTGCCCTGAACGGCCTCCAGAACGGCCAGACCTCCATCCGGGACGCCGTGACCAGCGGATTCCACGGTGTGGATACCGCTGTGTGTAACCTGGGCTATCAGACCCAGGCGGGCTTCAATGCCCTGGGTGCTCAGTTGGCTTCCTGCTGCTGCGACACCCGGGAGGCGATTCAGGGGGTGCGGTACGACCTCGCCACCACCGCCTGCGCTACGCAAAACACCATCCAGAATACCACTCGGGACATCATCGACAACGCCAACGCCAACTCCCGGGCAATCCTGGACTTCCTGACTCAGGATAAGATTGCTACTCTGACGGCCGAAAACCAGAGCCTGAAGTTCCAGGCTTCTCAGGCGGCCCAGAATGCTTTTATTACCGCGAATCAGGAAGCCCAGACCGCCGAGTTGATCCGCCGCATCAACCCCATGCCCGTGCCTGCCTACCAGGTGCCCAACCCCTATACCGGCTGCTGCGGCTACAATAACTGCGGCTGCTAAAACCCAATACATCAACTTCCGAGGATTCCTTGGATGTTCGGCCCCGTGCCGATTTTGAACCATGCGGCGGGGCAATAGCCTCGCCGCTTATTTTAACCTGGTCGATTTCGACCACTTTAGAAAGGAATGATTTTATGGCTGAATTTACTGGCGTATTTGTTCAGCAGGTGGCCGCCGGGCAGAATGTGTCCTTTACTGAGACGCCTGTCAGTGGCTCTAACTGCATTGTCCACCGGGATGGCGCTGGGATTGTCACCCTCCGGGGGCAGACCAACCAGTGCCGCGCCCGCTACAAGGTCGTGTTTGGCGGAAATATTGCGATTCCCACCGGCGGGGCAGTTGGCCCGATTTCCCTGGCGATCGCCGTTGAAGGGGAGCCACTGGGCAGCGCTACCGCCACGGTGACCCCCGCCGCAGTAGGCGATTTCTTTAATGTATTCGCTGCGGTATTTGTTGAGGTTCCGCGCGGCTGCTGCGTGACGGTGGCAGTACGCAACATCAGCACAGAAACGATTGAGGTCAGCAACGCGAACCTCATTGTTGAGCGCGTAGCCTGAAAGGAGAGGATACTATGAAAGCACTATACGAGCTGAAAGAAAAATTCGAGATGGAGCTGGAAGAGCTGGCCCGGAAGGGTGAACTGGGTGCGGGCGACCTGGAGCTGGCCCACAAGCTCACTGACACCATTAAGAATATCGACAAAATCTGTGCACTGGAGGATGACGACGGCTATAGCCGGGCCGGCGATTGGGAGGCCGATATGCGCGGTACTTATGGCCGCGGCTCCAGCTACCGTGGACGCAAGCGGGACTCTATGGGACGGTATAGCCGGGATGGCCGCATGGACGGTTATAGCCACCACAACGCCAGAGAGTCTATGATGGAGCTGGCCCGCGAAATGATGGAGAACACATCCAGCGAGAGAGAGCGCGAAGCCATCCGCCGGTTTATGACTGAACTGGAACGGGATTGATAGGGGGTGACCCCTTTGCTTGACCGCAAGGAGATAGATATTGAGATTGCCCGACTGGAATATGGGGAGAGCAGTTACCCGGCCTACGCTAAGCTTGCTAACCTGTATACCATTCGGGATCGGATGGACAGGGAGGTGCATCCAGCACCATACGAGGTATCCTACTCCGCTGCTCCGGCAGCCCTCGAGGATTCCTCGGTAGTTGGGGAATATGGAGACAGTGATTTCCTGCGGGCTGTCTCCGGTGTTGACCAGCACGACGCCTGGGCCATCATGGATGACCTGATGGACACGTTGCACACCGTCAATCCTCGCGTGTACGAGGGTGTAATGCGCAAAATACGGGCACTATAAATCTAGGCCCCCAAAAGCAGGGGGCCTAGACTTTTTTGCCCACTCGGAAAAACCTCAAAGGCAACTCTTTGATTATATACATTAAAACTCAGTTCAACGATATTTAAATAGGCTGTAAATTCCACCACCATTTCCACCGCATTATGTGATGAAATATGCTATTTTATGTTTTTATGCTTCTGATGTAGAGAATAGAAAAAGTCAGGAAACACTTGATATAACAAGCATTTCCTGACTTTTTATTTTGGTACGCCCGAAGGGACTCGAACCCCCAGCCTTCAGAACCGGAATCTGACGCTCTATCCAATTGCGCTACGGGCGCGTCTGACACGTGATCATCAACGTGCCAGATTATTATAGCAATCTTTGCGCCGTTTGTAAAGAGAAATTT